AGACCACACCAATAAATGGCTGCGGAGGTGGGTTACTACTTATAAGTGTGGCAAATTAGGTAAATATCGTACATTTAATACGGAACAGCCCTGATATGGCCATCAAAAACGAAATTACTATTCTCACGAGAGCAGAACAGGCAAATCTTTATTCCCCACCCATTTTTTCAATCGAAGAACAACGTCTGTACTTTTCTCTGAACGATGCGGAATTGGCAGTTTTTCGGTCAATTCGTCTCAGAGCTCATAGATGTTACTTTGTCGCGATTTTGGGATACTTCAAATCAAAGCCCGTCATCCTAGATATCGCTTACTCGCAGGTTTCTAAGGATTTAATGTTCATCAGTAAAGAGCTGCTTGGCGGCAAGGGGCTCAGACCATTCACTCCCTCACAAAAACAAAAAGATCGACTCTACGCAAAAGTATTAGACCTTGCTGGTTATCACAAATGGGACGAAAGTCAGCACTTCAATTCTCTTTTCGACCACCTTGTTCAGGTGGGCAATGCCTGGCTGGAGCCGCGTTACCTCTTTGATACTGCTATTGAATTCCTAACCAGTCACAGCATTGCTATCCCTAGGTACACCGTACTCCAGAGACTGATAAGCAGAGCGATGCAGCAGGTCAGAAAAGACCTGGCGCACCAACTTAATCAACTCACCAGTCCTGAACTTCACGTCTTTCTGGACAGCATAACAGCCATTGATGACGGACTAAGCCTGAACCAGCTCAGAGGCGGTGCAAAAAGTCTGACCGTACCTGAACTTAAAAAAGAGCTTGCCCTTTATCATCAGTTAGCGCCATGGCGCACGCAAATCAATGGCGTTATCGATGGGCTTAATCTGTCTCTTAAAAATCGACAACACTTCGGTGAGCTCATCAACTATTACGGCAGTAAACTCAAACGATTCAAACGCGCACAGCAGCATCTATGGTTGCTATGTCACCTGACAGAGCGGATACAACTGGCACTGGAACGGTTAACTGATGGGTTCATTTACCATATCCGCAAGCAACAAGAAGCTGCCAACACCTTTGCACAACAAGCAGTGTTCCTGTCCTGGCAGTCAGCCGCGGACAATGTCACAAAAGCGGCAGAGTTACTGCATCTGTTTGTGGATGAGAACATTGATGATAATCAACCCTTCTCAGTAGTCAGACAACAGGCATTGAAGGTCATGAATGACAGGGATATCCAGACCCTCTGCCTTTACCTGAAAAAACAGAAACGGACCGTGGAAGAGTACCAGTGGCAACATTACGATGAACAATGCAATCTCCTGAAGCAACTGTTAAGGCAGGTGTTCTTGTGCCTTGATTGTGAGGCCGGTAAAGGCTCAGAAGCCGTCGTCGCCCAACTTCAACAGATTCAGACGGAAATCGCATCCGGTGGACCACTGAAGACGATGGATACGTCGCTCATCCCGAAAAAGCACCTCCCATGGTTGGTTAAACAGGATAACGTTAACCCGCAACGTTACGAATGGCTGCTCTACCGCCAGTTGACTTCGCGACTGAACGGACGCATTTATTTGCCAAATGTTACCAAATACCGCGCACTGGAAGACGACCTGATCCCCCAGACATCGCAGGATACCTTGCTGGCCTCATCAACACTGGACAGACTAAAACAGCCCGCAGAGTTATTGTTACAGGAGCAACAACACCGGCTGGAAAGTGCGCTCAAAGACGTTGCTCTCCATATTGATGAGGGAGACAATCGAAATGTGATCATGAAAAATCGTACCGGTACCCGCTGGCGTCTGCCGACCAAAAGCGCTACATCTCTGGTCAACAATCCCTTTTTTAAGCGAATGCAACCGGTCGATATCGCGGATGTACTGCGGTATGTAGAGCGCGAAACCGGGTTCATGAAATGTCTGACTCATGTACTTCCGATACAAAAACAAGGGTTCACTCATCAGGATGATTTACTGGCCATTCTGATTGCCAACGCCACTCACCGTGGTGTGTATGGCATGGCGCAGATCTCCGATCGAAGCTATGAACACCTGAGTACGGTGCAGGCCAACTATATCCGGCCTGAAACGCTGCATGATGCCAGCGATGTGATCAATAATGCGGTTGCAGCGCTACCCATCTTCCGCCACTACCATATTCAGGAGGACCAGTTGCATGCCAGTGCGGATGGTCAGAAATTCGAAACCCATCTGGAAACCTTTAAAACCCGGTACTCCTCTAAGTATTTCGGCACCAATAAAGGGATCACGGCCATGACACTGGTAGCCAACCACAGCGCCCTCAATGCTCGGATCATCGGTTCCAACGAGCACGAATCACACTATATTTATGACCTGTTACAATCCAACAGCAGTGATATCAAACCTGACGTACTCTCGACAGATACACACGGTGTCAATCATGTTAACTTCGCCTTACTGGATCTATGCGGTTACAGTTTTGCACCGCGATACGCGCAGTTCAGTAGTGTCATCAACGATCTGTTTGACGTAACTGAAAATGAACATGGCGGCACCAACCTTGCCCTGAAAAAGCCCATCAGGACGAATGTCATCGAAACGGGATGGCAGGATATTAGGCGCATTGTTCTGTCACTTCAGACAAAGCGAACGACACAGGCAATGCTGGTAAGAAAGTTGTCTGGTTATCCTTCGGGGCACCCGACATTACAGGCGCTGACGGAGTATAATCGACTGGTCAAAGCGCAATATTTACTGGATTACATAGACAATGCCAGTTTGCGGCAGTACGTTCAGCGTGCTCTTAACCGGGGAGAAGCGTGGCACTTCCTGAGACGGGCTATTGCGTCGGTGAATGGCGATCAGTTCCGAGGCAAAAACGAGTCTGAAATCGCTATCTGGAATGAATGTGCAAGATTGCTTGCCAACGCGATCATCTACTTCAACTCCGCGATACTGAGTCATCTGCTGGAACACTTTGAAGCGAGAGGAGATGAAGAGAAAGCGGGTATCACTCGTTCTGTTTCGCCCGTTGCGTGGCAAAATATCAACTTAAGCGGAACGTATAACTTCACTAATACTGGGAAATTGCCCGATATTGGCGAAATAACGAGGCCGATAGTGGATGATTAGGCTCCAAACTGAAAGTAAACCACCTCCGCAGCCATTTATTGGTGTAGTCTACAGAGGATTATGTCTTTTTAGAGGGGGAAATCCCCAGAACCCCAATATCGGGCAATGCCCCGATCGACCACGATAATGATCGTAATAACGATCTTAATAATGATCGTTTAAGCGATCGCAAAGCCAGTAAAACAACAACCAAAAAAGGCAATAAAACTAAGGCAAGACAACAAGTTAACACCAATAGTGATCACTCTGACGGGGAGCGCGCGCGCAATAGTGATCGATCGTTTTCCCAGTCTGGTGCAAAACGAAATAGGGGTGGGCAGGCTGGCAATTCCAACGCCAGAAAGCACGGGCTTTATGCTCGCCACCTGACGGATGAAATGGCGGAGGCGTATGAAACTGCGCTCTCTGCTGCTGGCGGTATTGATCATGAGTTGGCCTTAGCTCGCGCTAAGTTGGCTGAAGCTTTCCGGTTGAAGGGCGAACAGGAGTACATCGAGAAGCGAATTGCAGAAGAGCAGGCCAGAAAGGCAGAAGAAGCGGCCAACGAACCGCCGGCCCCTGCAGCGGATCCGGATGATGAAGGGTTTACGCCTAGCTTTCAAAAGCCTGACTACTTCAACCATGCTGCGATGCGTGCAGAAGCGTTTGAGGACAACATAGGTCCACTGGGTACCACGATAAAGATGAAGCGCGTGGACTGGGACGCTGTGATTGACCGCTGGATGGGCCGTGTTGCTAACTTGGAGTCATTGCGTCAGAAGTTGTTGCAGGGCAGTACGTTATCTTACAGCGAGCAGCTGGCTATCAAGTCGACCGTCTTTAATCAGCTGGCAAATGAAGAGATTGACGCCTTAACCGCAGGGCACATGCTCAGTGCTAATGGCTTAGGCATTCCGCCTAACCTACTGGCGCAGATCCGCTTTGAGCTGGGTGAAGGCGATGATGACGATTCCGAGCTACCAACGGGTGCAGTTACGCCTCAGATGGTGGAAGAGCGCGAGAAGCAGCTGCAGCTTGGCAATCAGCAAAGCTCTGAAGAGTTCTTGGCGGCGCGTATGGCTGAACTGGAAGCGTTAAACGCTGAGGATAGCCATGGCAGCTAGGAACAGAAGCCGCAAGAAGCATAAGCACGCTGCTATTACTCTGGATCCTCGTTATCTGGATTTTGCAGCGAGCTATCGCAGCCGGCCATTGGCGTTTATCTATGATGTTATCGGGATGGAGCCATCGTTTCAGCAAATCGAAGTCATTAACGCCCTGACGCCTGTCGGGGCGCGTGTGTCTGTGGCGTCCGGTCACGGTACCGGCAAGTCTCACCTGACCGCTGCATTGTGTTTGCACTTCATCATTACGCACCCTGAGTCTCTGTGCATGTTGACCGCAAACTCGCTGGATCAGGTAACAAACGTTGTCTTCTCTTACATAAAGCGCTGTTGGGTGAAGATCTGCCAGCGCCAGCCGTGGTTAGAGCAGTACTTCGTCATTACCGCGAAGTCTTTCTATGCCAAAGGCTACAAAGGTGTATGGCAAATCTTTGGTAAAACCTGCTCTAAGGGCAATGAGGAAGGCTTGGCCGGTCAGCACCGTCGAGACTATATGGTTGTGGTCGATGAGGCGTCAGGCGTATCAGACCGAGCCTTTGAGGTGCTGCGTGGTGCATTGACCGAAGACAACAACAAAATGCTGCTCATTAGTCAGTTTACAAGGCCGACCGGTCACTTTGCTGACTCTCAAATGGAGCTGGCTGAGCAAGGGCTGTACACGGCTATCACGCTCAACAGTGAAATGAGTCCGTTTGTTAACCTCAAGTTTATCCGAGAGAAGCGCATCGAGTACGGTGGCGTGACTAGCCCTGAATACGGGATCCGTGTTCTGGGTGTTTGTCCTGATGATGCAAGTGGCTTCCTGATCTCGCGTAGTCTGGTTGATAAAGGCTTTGAGGCGGTTATTGAATTTGCTGATGAGTGGGGCTGGGTGGCTGTTGCCGACGTCGCCGGTGGTGAAGGTCGAGATAGTTCAGTCCTCAAGATTGGTAAGGTCTGTGGCTTTGGTAGTGAGCGACAGGTTGAAGTGGTGAAAGCGATTGAAGCGCCGGCAGATATGGACGGGGTTCAATTTGCTCGCTTTATTCACCAAGAGACGGCGGGTTACACCAATATTTCGGTTGGCATTGATGCGGACGGTTATGGTCTGACGACAGCGCAAGAGTGTGAAAAGCTGGGTGTGAACGTGACTCGTATCCACTGGGGCCGACCACCACACGCGAACTCAGTGAAGCAGCGTTTCCCGAAAGAGAAAGACTTTGCCTGTGTCATGGTCAAAGAAGCCTTGGGTAGTGGCCGCTTGAAGCTGCATAGAGGTGAGACAAAACAGTTTGAGAAGAAACTGCAGAAACAGTTCGTCAAGATCCCGTATGAGTTTGACGAGTTGGGCCGCTGGCGAATCTTCTCCAAGAAGCAGCTGCGTAGTGAGGGTATCAAGTCTCCCGATATCTTCGATGCAACGGCGTTCTTCTGGTTGGTTGATTACATTCCTGCCGGCGAGCAAAGCGATGGTCAATCTGATAATGCTCTGGCGAAAGCAATGGCATTGCTGGGAGAGGAAGAGGCAAGCCCAGCGGATCAGGCTATCGCTGCGATTGAAAGCGGTGGTGTGGTTGAGTGTGAGGCTGATGATTACCCAGATGTCAGGGCCGCGATTCAGGCAGCTTGCAGTGACTGGATAGACGATGGACTGAATGAATACGCACAGGTTGGCTTGATGGAGGTCGAACGACTGGACGAGTTCTTTAAGTTCTACAGGCGAGCATAGGCGGTTATCCCCAAATCAAGGGGATAACCCTGTGCAAAAAATACTCTTACACTTTACATAGGAACAATGGTCCTAATCGGCTAAATTACGGGCAATGGCTGCGCCATTGCATGGCTTAGCAGGGCGGCGAGGATAACAAGAAAATGTTGTAGTGCCAGCGCATTAGCGCCCGTACTATCGCTTTTGAAAGGTATCCTTCTTTCAACTCGGTGTAAGACAAAGCCCGCTCCTGTGAGTGGGCTTTCTTATATCCAACATTTTTTTGTTGTGGTTTGGGTGATCGCAGACGCACTAAGATGAACGGGCATTGTTTGCAATGGCGTAGCTTCCCTTAGCTGCACACGGGGGTACGGTAAGCGGTGATTAGCCACACTGGCTGTCGACCCCCAGCCTCATGCCAAGACCGAACATTGCTATCCCAATCATGAAATTGCATTGCCAACAAGTAGGGTAGCCTCGCAAGGATGCGGGGCCTTTTTTTACCTTCCTAATTGCTAAAAGCACGTTTTAGCAATAAGAAATCGCCCGTCATTTCTCACATTTCCCTATCTTTCCCTTGATTGATTTACATAATCTTATTATATTCTCGTTATAGCAATTAGATTTGTAACCCCGACCAAAGGAAAAAATCATGAAACAAGTTGACCCAATCAAAGATCTGGATGACGTGAGAGCCATCTACAACCGCCTCAAAAAGTGGGGAAACCATCGAGAGGCTGAGCTGGTCATGCTCGGTTGTAATGTGGCCCTGCGTATTAGCGACCTGCTGAAGTTGAAATTCGACGACATCAAGACAATGCAGCTGGAAGGCGAAGACATTGGTTATGTGGAGCTGGAAGAGAAGAAGACCGGCAAACCAAAGCGCCTGACACTGAATAGAACCGCGCTGCAGTGCGTTGAGCGCCTGAGAATGAACAATCCCAAGGCTATCTATCTGTTTCAGGCTACCGGAAATCGCGTCAAAGGCGATCCTAAGCCGGTTAGCCGTCAATGGATATCAACCAAGCTGATTGATGTTAAAGACAGTCTAGGGCTGGATTACAGCTTAAATACGCACTCATTGCGTAAGACCTTCGGCTACCACGCCTATAAGAACGGCGCAGACATTAACGTACTGCAGAAGCTATTCAACCACTCAAGCGTCACGGAGACGTTTAAGTACATCGGTATCACGGATGAGCGCGTGCGTGATGTTTACCTAAGCATTGATATTGGGCTGTAAGGAGAGAGTCATGACTAAAGTAATCAAAACGCAAGCGGAGCTATACCAAGTTCGTCACGACACATGTGAGGGTTGGGGTGATATCTTCTTAATCTGTGGTAAAGAGTCTGTCAGAGTGGCTATCAACTCGGACTACGGCACGTACTCTCATAACTGGACCCACTGTGGCGGTGATCCCAAAGAGTTTTTGACAGAAATGGATTTCGACTACTGTATGAAGAAGCTCACCGACTATAAACACTACATTGCGGACCCTGAGCAATACCCTGTTGAAGTGAAGCAACGCATCATAGAGTCCAGACAGGGCGAGCGTTTGACCAAAGCGGATGCGAGGGAAGCGTGGGAAGATATGCTATGCACCGAGCACAGAGAAGGCGACCTGTACTACAAAGAGCTTGTTGACCATCCTTTATTCCAGCCGGTGTTTGGCGATTACGAATATCTGCCTTCAGCAAAGCAAATCGACCCTTGCTGTCAGGACTTCTGGGATAAGGTCTGGATCCCCTTTGTTGGGCAGTTAAAGGAAGAGCTGGCCCAAAAGAGCGAGGTGCAACATGAAAGATGATTTGTTCTCTGACCTACTTGCCAGTGCAGAGGAAATGGTAGCGATGGAGAAAGAGCGCTCAAAACAGCCTGATTTTGGCCGTACTACCATTCAAGCGGCAATGTCTTCTGTGATGGGGAAGGCTTTGCAATCCATGGCTGTTCCTGAGAGTTACCTTGGCACGCCAAACGCAGAGCAAACAACCGCTGATATGGTGCGTTTGTCGATGGAGACCGTTCAGGGTAAGTTAAAGCGTGGTGCGGTGTCTGGGGTTCAATTTGCGACTATCCCAGCTCAGGAAAGCAGCTTTGATGTTGGGGATTTGTCAAAGTTCCAGCTGGACATCACAGAGGAACGCTTGCGATCGGAAGCTGCAGGTTTTTTGGCGTGGTTGTTCGATTGCCTGAAAGGGCTGGGGTTTACTTCGGTTGATGGCGCGAGGGATAAGGGGTGCAAGTTCCTGATGCTCGATAGCCTGCAGGCAGGAAGAGGACCATGGCCACGCATTGATGAGCGCATGGTGGTTGTTCTATCACCTGATGGTGAAAAGATTGCTCAGCGCAAAATCTCTGCTGCTGCAATTACACGTCTGGATGCAGTTTTTGAGGAATCAGTCTCTTCATTAAAAAAATAAGCAGGTTAGGATTTAAGGCGGGGTTATCTCGCCTTTTTTATTGGCTAGGAGGAGCGGTGAAAGGTTTAAGGTATCAAAAAAGAATTAGAGTACTGCCCTTTCTTTGGGTTAATATATCTAAGGCGAGCTTTTCAATTACCATTGGCAACCGGTTTGTTAAATTAAATATTGGTCGTCGTGGTGTTTGGTTTAGTGGCTCTTTGGTTGGCACTGGGTTGTCTTTTAGAAAGAAAGTGCCACTGCAAAAGAAAGAAAACAGTTAATACCGTTAAAATACTCTATAAATACTCATTCGGTATTAAGTAAACACCAATAAGGAAATGCACTGTGAGCAATGAAGTAGAAATTCAATTAGATAATGATCCGCTCGGTCGTCAGCTGAAGCTAACCCGTGATCTTGATGGCTATAACAACGAGTCAAACTACCCGTGCAATACGTGCCTGCATGGCATCTTCAACGTTGACCACTGGTGCTGCCGGAAGTTGCCGCACGACTGGGATGAATGGGACCAGTTCAAGGGCACTGACGTTTATCCGTTTGAAGAGATAAACCGAAAGGCAAGGGAAGTGCTGGGGCGCCCTGTCGATTACCCCAAAGAGGACGTCATTTTCTACGGATGCAACGCCAAGAACAGCTGATAATCTGACATTTTTGTATAGATGCTCGCCCAGTGGAGGCGGTGAATAATGAGCCTGTTCACCTAACCTTCAGGAGCATCTATGAACACATCCCTTGCCTATCTCAAGGCACTATTCATCTTCATTTTCATTCTACTGGCCGGTGCCGCTGTTCTGCTGAGTCCGCTTGGCGTTCTGCTGGTTGCCGGCTCTTTGTTGTCACTGCCATTTCGCAAGATCAGACCCTACATTCTCAACGTGTGGGAGTCGGTCGACCAAACCGTGAATGCGGTGGGATTTGGCAACATGGATCACACCATATCAGGGCGTATAGGCCGCGCTGCCATGAAAGGGAGCAAGGTGGCCCTTATCATGGAAAAGGTGGTTAATGCGCTGTTCTGGTTTGATCCTAACCACTGCCGACGAGCCATAGAACACGATGAGCACGAGCAGTGCTACTCGTTCAAGTGATGGGGGATGATATGAAATACTACATTACCCGTTACACGGATAAGCTGCCGTCTTGGCAGGCTGGCAACGCCCGTCTTTTCCTGATCACCCTTCGCAAAGGCAAGGAGCACGACATTGGCCTGCTTGAGCATGAAAAGTGCCACGTCAGGCAGTGGTGGGCGCTATTTCTGCTGATGTCGTTGATTGGCTGGCCTGCGCTGTACTTCTTCAATGGCGATCCGGTCATGATGCCCGTCAGTATCGCGATCACTGGCTTGGCCCCTGCGCTTCATGCCTTGCTGTACCTGTTGGTGCGCCCTTATCGTCAATGGTCCGAGGTTCAGGCATACAAAACCCAGGTTGCTAAGGGCAATTACAGGGACAATAGCTTTGCCGTTCGGGCGCTCATGAATCCTAAGTACAAGCTCAAGCTCACGGAGTCTGAAGCGTCGAAGTTGCTGGGTTTCTGGTAACAAAGTTGTGTTGTACGGATAGGCGGGTAATCCGCCTATATTGGCTAAGTCATAGTCATGTATAGGGAATCACAATGAGTATTTATCAAGTCCTTTCATATTGCTTAATGTCATGGTTTTTCATGACACTGGGCGTCTATTTGTTTGTGGGATTTCTCGGTAAAAAAGAGCAGATTTCAACGACCAAACTATTCAAAGAGTTTACGCTGGCATATTGCGTTGTCATGGCCGTTATTCTATTTGCTGCGCCATTATCTGAACCGCTCAGGCAATTATTATGGGACCCATTAAAAGGCGGTTCAGCTATTGGTACGCTCTCTGTTTTGCTGATGCTCTTTTATTCTGTTCCGCTGGTTGCGCATAATTTAATTGGCTCAAGTCTCGGGAAAAATAATATTCCAATCCCCTCTGGTGAAGTCTTTTTGTTATTTAAGAAGGGCAACAATGAAAAGCGATATTTATCCATTGATGTGCGGGATATGGCGTCGGTATTACGTGCGAAACGGACGCTACTGGCCGAAGTTCAAGACGATGAGACCGTGCTGGATGCCACTTGCCGGATTCAAGATCAGTACGAACAGGGCGGTTATGATTTGGTGATCGTTAATACCACGGGCGTCGGGTATGCACTGCGCGAGACGCTGAAAACGCACTTGACCCGCATTCCGGTGGTGGGTGCTCTGCCTTATTTTAGAGATCGTTGAAGAGTCCCCAGACACACCTATGGGGTTAACTATCGAAGGGAGTGCCGGTTTCACAATAGAGCTGCCTAAGTCCGGAGCTTTTCATCATTATCCGCTTAACGAAGGTGGCGTGAATGTGGTGATGTTCAAAATGGACAACTCGACTAAAACCCCGCCTGAGATTTCATTTCAGCTGACAGATGTTGAGTTGGAAGAGCTAAAAAGGGTGAGTATCTTGCCTGTGCTTGGCTAATGGAGAGCCTTATGAGTATCACTTTTTTTGGCACCGTTCTGGTGCCCCAATCAATGAGTGAAGATGAGGCGCAAGCGCTTCAGCGTGAAATATCCGAGCGTGATGAGTTTGATGCTATCCGAGTGCAAAGGGATGTGACCCGCAAGGTTCATTTTATGTTTGAAGGTGAGCGCACGGTTGAGTCAAAAGGGCTTGAGTACCCAGATGTTATGTTTAGTGCTTGGTGTGAGACTGGTGGCGAACCGTTTTTCTATGAGCCAGCATACAAACCTATTGCTTACTTCCTGAAAGGTCGGGGCTATAACGTATTAAGTTATCCTAGAGAGAGATAAATATGAGTGACAGCATAGTGCAATTGTCCAATGTGTTTGGGGTTCTGAAAGAGAAATTACCCAAAATTGAAAATGAATTTGACCCGCTTGAGCTGGAAGTCGAAGAGCGCGACGGCATTGTCGTCGACTACATCATCAACAAGGCCGGTGATGGGTATGTGTTGGTGATTGATGATCGTGACCTAACACCTGAGCTGATCACGCTGGAATTTGAATCTGGTGACGCCATGGTGGCTTATTTTGAAGACGGCAAGCGCAAGCCTATGGTGCTTGATTCGGTTGAGAATTAACGTGCATATGGGTTATGTGAATAGAACTTTTGACCTTTTGTAACAAAGAGAGTACCATTTGCGCCCCTTAAAGTGTGACAATGATCACATTAATAGGTATATTCAAATAGTATTATCTAAATGTGAGTAAGACCTAGGTTGCCGCGACAGCCTTTGGCATCGTAAGCGTACTGTAAGTTCGCCGGTCCTAGGGTTCACCCCAGCTTCTTATGCCCTCCTATGTAGAGGGCATTTCTCGTTTCTCCCTTATAATGATATACTTGCCTCCTGCGTCAGTTAGGGAGGAAGGGTTAGTGGCAGTCTGTTTTTTTCTTGATGAAAGTGGAGATCTTGGGTGGTCTCTGGATAAGCCTTTCGGTAAAGGTGGATCTAGTTAGCACCTAACAATAGCAACGATTTCCACTGATGAGGATAGTCATAAGCACATAGGTCGCTTTATGAAAGGGGCCAAAAAGAAGTATGGCTTTTCTCCTAAACAAGAAATGAAGTGGACAGACTTGAATGACAACCAGCGACTCGATTTTTCAGAGAAAGCCGCTGAGTTGATAAAGAAACATGATGGCCTGCAGTGTCATGCGATAGTTGTTGCTAAGCGAGGAGTTAATTTGCGCCTTAGAAACGACAAAAACCTCCTCTATAACTACCTAATTAGAATGTCTCTTTTAGACGAAATAGTAAAACACCCTAGTGTAACGCTTATTCCTGACCCGCAAGGAATTGCACCTAATACGGGTGCGCCTTTACATATCTACATCCAGCATATGGCTTATGAGCACGCAGCTAGTGTTGGTGGTGATGTGACAATGGTGGGTTTCAAACAATTAGACAGCAGTGCTAGTTTTGGTATCCAATTCGCAGATATGCTTGCAGGCATTATCCAGCAAAAATATGAGGGCATAAGTGAAGAATACTTTACTCATTTTTCTGAAATAACTCAGATCAAGAAATTCTTTTTCCCAAGCGCTCAAGGCCAGCTTTCATCTTTTCCTTAAATGCCTCGACACTGTTTTGTTGTGGCGACAGGGTGAGCGCAATGCCACTCTAAGTCCGTTTTATCGAGTAGAAGGAACGGACCATGGACAAGTTAGAACAGCTGGGCCACCAGCTGGCCGAAGCAATGAAACAAGTGGATCATGCCAGTGTCGGCACAATTGGCAGCGTACATCACAAAGTCAGCCCGTTAGCCTGTGAGCTGGCAAAGAACACCAACCCCTATCTAACCCTCCTGAAAGACAACCATGATCGTTTCGAGCGTGAATATGGGCGCCCTGCGCAGCTCGTGTACATGCCCATGGCTATGCTGATGTCTTTAGTCGGTGATTTGCCACAAATGGAGCAGCAGCTTTTCTGGATGTCGGAGACAAAGAAAATCGAAGGCATGGAGGTGAAACTTAGTCAGGATGGTACGCTTCGCTTGATTTGATATAATGTTGCGGCTCGCGCTGACCGAAACCGAAATTATCGGGGCGTGAGTGCCGGAGTTCTCTCCCCTAGCCAGTGAGCAGGATAATGAAAGGCAAGTTCGGATTTTATCTAAGCCCGTCACCATGACGGGCTTTTTTGTATCTGTATATGAGCGGCGCTGCGTAATCTCTAAGTGAAACTGTGTATGATGAGTTGACTTTGATTTTCTCGAACTTATCATATATGATAATAAAAAAGTGAAATATGAACTGGAATATTGATTTTTACAAAGGGGTAGAGGATAACATTCTCGATATGCCTCCTAAGATTCAAGCGCGAATGCTAAAGCTGCTTGAACTAATGGAAAAGCATGGCGCAAACCTTGGTCCACCTCACACAGAGTCTATGGGAGACGGTCTGTTTGAGATACGCGCTAAGGCGAAAGAAGGGATCGGACGAAGCCTGTTCTGCTATTTGGATGGGCCTAATATCCATATCCTCCATGCTTTTGTGAAGAAAAGCCAAAAGACACCAAAGAAAGATTTGGACTTGGCGAAAGATCGCATGAAAGAGGTGAAAAAATGAGCCGCTTACAAGCCCTAAAAGCTAAAGCATTGCAAAATCCAGACGTGAAGCAGGCTTACGATGAATTGGGGCCTGAGTTTGAACTAATCGACACGTTGCTAAGTATGCGTGAAGAGGCTGGATTAACTCAGCAGCAGGTAGCAGAACGAATGGGGACCAAAGAGGGCAATATTTCCCGACTTGAAAAAGGAAAAGGAAACCCAACCCTTAAAACCCTGCTTGGCTATGCAAAAGCGTGTGGTTGCCAGCTGAACTTTGGCTACAAGCACGCATAAACACGAAAGCGCATGATCATTGATGGTTATGCGCTTTTTTCATTTCTGCCCTTCAATCTCCCCTTGCCCTAATTGACACAACTCACTTAAAGCAATTAGCGAAGCCCATCAAATAAAGTCTATTCAGTAGCTTATACATCACTAATTGTCACAACGAGCAAATAGCCAAAACAAAGCAACAAAATGTCGCGTCGCATTGTTTTCCTATTTTTGCGTGATCGATCGTTTTTACTCGTCTAGATGATAGGTTTATGTTCGTGAATTCATGAGCACACAAGGTTCGCAATATTTCCTTGTTGCTGCGAGAGTGATCGTTTTTACCCATCATAATAATAGTTTTTACGATCGTATAGGGTGATGCGAAGCCATGGGCACACAGAAGAAGATATTTTGTGTCACGCTACTGGGAAGAGAGCAGGTCCAAGCGACCGCCGTGTTTGATAATGACCTGTTGGTGATCGCCAAGCTCGAAAAGATTTCCGGTGCGTTTGGCACATGGAAGCGAAAGCTCAAACGTGACCTGAAGAAAAAGCACGACGAAGGCTATCACATGGTCGTCGAAGAGCGCGGGGATGATTTCAGCGAGTACGCCCACAAAGTGCTACTGGAAGAAGCGGACCCGACCGAAAAGCGCGGTTACATGAACATCGCCTTTGACCACTATTTTAACCTGCTTCGCCTTGGTAGTACTGCCGATGGCAACCAGCAAGGTTGCATTGTGTTAAATAAGGGCTTGGAGCGCCACTGGATCCGAGATTCTAGCGTTAACATCGTGCCGGATGACCGTGGACGCTACCGCTATGACATCGATCACTCCAAATTTACTGGTTATCAGCGTGCCATTCTGTTGTGCGTGCTGACGGCGTGTGAGTTCAACCAAGTTAACCAAGAGTATCTAGACGCTTTCTTTGATGCAATTGACGTGGAAGAGGAGGAGTCTATTTTTTCAACGCTGCGCCGCATCACCATTGAGCGCGATATGGGGGATATATGACCCAGTTATCACGCTTAAGCCCTTTGAATATCCAAGATGAGCTGATCCGTGCTCGTTTTTACCGTGAGCTGCGCGACGGTTTGTTTGAGTGGGAAGAGTGGGAGGTCTCGATAGATGAGATCCGGATGCCCGAGCTTATTTCCTTGCGTTACTACGGAACGGATAGCCTCAAGAAAATCGTGTCGGTGTGTGCTGGCCTTGATGATATGCGTGAATACCTCGCTGCCGGTAGCCTGATCCGTCTGCCGACAATTAAGTGGGTGAGAACGCGCATTCGCTATTACTGCCAGTTTGAGCAGGAGGGCGTATGAAGCAGCCTGAGATGACCAAAAACGTCCGCAATCAGGACAAAGAGTTTAACGAACGTCGCCGTAACCAGAAGGCCGAGCGCCAGTATGCACGCAGAACGCTGTCACCGGCAGCGATCCGTGAAGCAATCCGCACCGGTGAATTGCCCTTGTATCACTCAGTGTTGCTGGGTTCCAAGAAAGGCGGCGATCCCTTCACCATTGACGATATGCGAGCCTTTGACAAGGCGCGTAAGTCGACCTCGAAGAAGTGGGGCCGGACTCGTGGCGCCCCGCTGGATCAGTTGATTGTTGCCTCTCGCAAGATAGATGTACAACGCGCCAACACAGAGATCCAAGTTGCACGACTCTACAAGGTGCGCGGTGATTTGCTGCACTTCAATGTCACCGCCTCGGGCAAGCATGGCGAGGGGAGCTATCAGGTCCGGATCCGTCTTGAGAACTGGATGGAAGAGTTAACTCAGACGCAGCGCAGCTGGGCAGCAGCCGTAAAGCGTATCTGTCTGGGCAATGTCTCCATTGACTGTCAGTGTGGCCGTTATCAGTTTTGGTACCGCTATGTCGCCACAGCCGGCAACTTTGCCATAGCACCCTATGAGAAAGACTTTCCGAAGGTCCGAAACCCCAAACTGACCGGTTGTTGCTGCAAACACCAACTCAAAGCGCTGGGGGCGCTGAAATCACCCACGGTACAAGCCCAGCTCGCCAAGCAGCTTGAAGCGCAGGCCAAGAAAGAAGGCTTTGCCGGTGACAACACCGATTCGTTCCTGACTAAAGAAGACCGCGAGCAGTTAGAGCGTGCCCGTCCTCGTGATGTGGACAAAGCCGCAGCTATGCAGGTGATCAACAAAATGAAGCAGGCCAAGCGCGTCTTTAAGCGTCAGGTCAAAGATCCGAAGTACATCAAGAAGCTGGAAAAAGAGGTCGCAGAGCTGCGTAAACAACTTGGTAAGCAGCAATCCAAGGTATCCACCAGCAAAACGAAGGCGAAGAAAGCCGTTGAACAGCGCCAGAAGCAAGCACAGGGCGCAAACCGTGACCAATTGAAGGCAATGCTCAGGTCTGAGCTGGACAGGGCCAAGATGTACGGCGCAGACCGTGACAGCGCGGTGAAAGTCTTCGCCAAAATGAACAAAGTCCCACTGGCTGACGCCCAGAAACTCGCTAAGGACCTGTAATGAGCAGAATAACCCCCATAGACCGCAGACGTGTGTTTGAGCCTATCTACGCTGATCTGCAGAAGACATTAGACATTAACCCCAATGCGTTTGACTGCCTGCTCTTTAAAGCTCAGCTGAACGCATTAGAACACATTGATGACAGTGATGTGGTCGGTAACTTAGAGGCTCGGGAGGAAACATTTTCTTATAGTAGCCCGACCATTACACGGGCCATAGAATTGCTCAATGATGGTGATTCTATCCAAATGCTGGCGTTTGGTGACGGTACCGATGAAGGCGAAGAAGTCTTTCAGATGCTCATCAAAGAGCCAAACGTACCCGAGCAAAGCGTTATCTGGATTGAAGAGCAAATTGCTGATGAAGAAATACAGGTTCGTCTGCTCTACATCGTGAAAGCCGAGCCTATTGGTAAGAACGGATCCGGCGGTTTTAAGTACCACTTGATGTCGTTTGATGTCGGCAGTGACTTCCTGCCAGACAAGTTTGAACCAGAAGCCGGCGAGCCGATTGAGTTCTTACCAAATCCGCATCCAGAGCCAAGTTTGACGGGTGTGGTGAACAAACTGGCTCAGTCAGCCAGCAAAGAGCAGATTGAAGCCCTACGCCAGCCGGTACCAACGGTGAGCGAGCAGGATGAAGTCAACGAAGAGAACCTGAACAAGCAGGCAACGGACCTTCAAGAGAAAGTGGGCGCCATTGCCGATATTTTTGATGTATTCAAAGGGGATGAACAATGAGTACCGATCCTAACGCGCCAGTCGATATCACGCTTACACCGGTAACGGGCGTGGATGATGCGACCGTTACCGCGCCATCCCCGAGCGATATCACGACCCAACCAGTTCAAAACAAAGTGTCGGTCCCGTCAGTGACGGCGCCGGCCTCTGTCGATTTTACGCCCGTATCAACCGCTGATGAGGTTAACGACGAGTCTCTGAACCGTACCGCGAAGACGTTACGGGATGACGTGAACGCTAAGCTGACCTCGTTTGCAAACTCAGTCTCGCTCATTCTGGGCCAGTTGGGGACCGAGCACAGCCTGCAGATCGCTGAAATCAACAGCAAGATGGCCGCATTGCGCGATTCCATCAATGCTGAGCTGGCAACCATTCGCACAGAGAACGAACAGCAGAACGCTGACATGGCAACGGCCATTAACCAGCGACTCTCGACGGTGATGTCGAACCTCACCACGCTTTCTGGTGCCATCAAGAACAGCCAAGACAAGATCGCAGCCCTTGATGCGACGTATGCAACCGACTCAGATATTGCTGCCAAGGTGGCAACCATCAATGCCGCACTGGAGCAGCTAAACCAGACAGATACGGACGTACTGCAGCAGATGCAGGAAACCGTCAATCTGGTGAACTCCATGCGCAAGCTCAAAGAGAAGAACATTACCATTTCCAGCACTGCCGGTACCTATGACTTTTTGACCGTGCAAGAGGGGATGGGGAGCTATTCACTGGCGACCGACTATATGGCTACGGCCACGGTTGAAGGCAATCCGCTGGTGGAGGCGTACATCACACAAAAACTCGCGGTGGGCTTCACCATTGAGCTGAAGTCCAAAGGGGTGCATTTCCGGCCTCAACCACATGATGCCAGCGTGACGCCTGTTTCCGTGCGTGTCACGTTGACCTCAACGCAGGGCTAAGCATGGCAACGCCCCCTAAGCGTTATGGCGAGCTGGCAACCGAAGAGCAGGTTGCCAATGCCAAGCAGGAAGCTCAAACCGGCATGGTCTCCAAGCTGGAATTTGAGCAGTTTAAGCAGGATCTGATGGCAACTGTTGAAGCCATCACTAATCAAAACAACGATGTTGCAAATCGTTTAAGTGGGAATATCAATGCATAAACAAACTATGGGAGGTTGCCATGAGTGACCCAGCATTTCAGCAGTTAGTTGAAAGCAATCGCCGTTTAACTGAAACAGTAGAGCAAAAGGTCGGCGAGATAGACCAAAAAGTTAGCTCGTCCATCAATGAGATGGAGAATTTGGTAGCCAGCGGTCTTGAGACGATGACTGCTCACGCCATAGAGGGCCACAAAAAAGCAATTGAGGATGCCTCGGGTGGCAAGAATACCATCATCGTTGATGAGCAGGGCAACCCGAACGTGATGGTTCGAATTCCGCGATTTAACTATGAAGATCTTAATGCCGCGGTTATTGCAAAGTATGGTGTCGATCTAAATCTTGGCTCTGGCACTCCAACCATGTTCATGTCTAACGGTGAGCTAAAGCGCGACCTGTATATAGGGAAGTACCTTGCATCCTCTGGCAAAAATGGTGGTTGCGCCGTTGTGGGCGGTGCTCAGCCGCGCACGTCTGTTTCTTATGATGCGGCAAAAAATCTCTGCAGCAACAAAGGCGACGGATGGCATCTTATGTCAATTCATGAGTGGGCGGCAATTGCGTTATGGTCTCTGGCTAATGGCACGGTCCCGAGAGGTAACACTAACTATGGTCGATCTCATGAAAACAAGCTTGAGACAGCGCCTAGAGCTGACGGTGGCATTCCTGGGGATGCGTCCGGTACTGCAAGAACGGATACTGGCATGGGGCCTGCGACTTGGTCTCATGATCACACAAACTTTGGCATTCAAGATTTGGTGGGGAACGTGTGGGAGTGGTTAGATCAAATGATGCTCTCAAATGGTCAGATTATCGCAACAAACGACAACAGCCCTCTAACACCCGAAGAGCAATGGCAAAGGCATGAGGCGTTTTTTGACTCGACGTCAGCGGCGAATACGGGTACGGGCAATGTTGGTCAGCCAATCCTAAGCAATGAAATCATTAATCGTAACGGACCTCTTGATGATGACAGTTATAACTACCCATACACGCATAATGGGCACTTTGCATCAATACAGAAGAGTGAAGCCTACAAAGCCAGCGAGCTATTGCGCCGACTCCTAATAGAATCAGCGTCGCCAGATACTGTTCAGGGTGCGCTGTGGGTGCGTAACTATGGCAATCGTTTCCCGCTACGCGGTGGCGGCTGGGACCGCGGCCCCGGCGCCGGCTTGGGGGCGCTCTCTCTGAACCGTCGTCGCTCCTACTCGCACAGTCACATCGGTTTCCGTCCCGCTTTCTTTGCGTAGTGAAGCTTGGATCTTTGTGTGCTGGGCGATAGCCCAGCCTTTCACGATTAAATTATGGAGATAGAACTTGTCCGCCCTGATCATTGAAGAGAAGTGCCGAGATATGTTGCTGTACGGCTACCAGGTGATAAAACAGTTCCCTAAACATGAGAAGCATGTTCTTGGGGCTGAGATACGCCTTTCAATGTTACAGCTTCAGCGGCTCATTGTGACAGCCTTTAAACGGTACCACAAAAAGACAACGCTAACCGATTTGGACATCGAGCTGGCGATATTAAAGAGAAGGGTCAGGCTTGCCAAGGACCTAAAGTATATCGACATCAAGCGATACCAGTTATGGGTGGAGCAGCTTGTTGAGATCGGGAAAATGATCGGCGGGTGGATAAAATCTATCAAAAACAAACAGGCGTCTGCGTTATGAATGCACGGAATCGTTTCCCGCTACGCGGTGGCAACTGGAACAACGGCTCCAACGCCGGCTTGGGGGCGCTCAATCTGAACAATCATCGCTCCAACTCGAACAGTAACATCGGTTTCCGTCCCGCTCTTGAAAACGCCAGAAGCACGCCTCTTAAGGGAGGCTGTCAGTGCAAAATTGAAAAGGATGCAGACGCCTCAGCAATTGCTGAAACAGTTCCGCGCCCCGTCGATGCGTCGGCGGGCTGCACTTACGAAAAGATATATTCGTTTGAAAATATATTAAGCGCCGCTTACCACTGCCGAAAGGGCAAGACTAAGGCGCAGCAAACGCTGGATTTTTTTAATAATTTAGAAGAAAACGTCATTCAAATTCAGAATGAGCTGGTGTGGGGTATGTATAGCGTCTCGCCTTACCGTCATTTCTATGTTTTTGAGCCTAAAAGACGACTTATATCAGCACCCAGCTTCAAAGATCGCGTCGTGCACAGGGCGATATACAACATCATCGAGCCAATGTTTGATGTTACGTATATCTATGACTCCTATGCATGCAGAAGAGATAAAGGCACTCATAGAGGGGCCGATCGTGCTCAGGCATTCATAAGAAAGGTTGAGCGCCAGTCAGGCAAGGCGTTTGCGCTGAAAGCTGACATTAGTAAGTATTTTTCCAGCATAGATCACTTCATCCTAAAGCGAATTCTGGATCGAAAGTTAAAGTGCCAGAAAACTAAAGAGCTTTTATTTTACATCATAGACAGCAGTCCTAGTGATGCGTTAGGGGTGGGGATTCCCCTTGGCAACCTAACTAGCCAGCTCTTTGCAAATATCTATTTAAATGAGCTAGACCGATTTGTAAAGCACACGCTTCGCGCAAAGCGCTATGTCCGTTACATGGACGATTTTGTCATTATCCATGGCGACAAAAGAAAGCTTCACGAGTGGCGCAAGGATATTGAGACCTTTCTTGCTGGCAGCCTTCGGTTGAAAACAAATAGCAAGACTCAAGTCTTCCCTGTTTCGCCAGCGAAGGGGAGGTCGCTGGACTTTTTGGGGTACCGGATATATTCAACGCACAGGCTGCTAAGAAAAGGGAGCGTTAAAAGAATCAAGTCAAAATTAAAGAAGTTTCATCGGCAGTATGAGGCGGGAGAGATTTCTTTGAAAGATATAAATCCAAGCATCCAGTCTTGGCTTGGGCATGCAAAGCACGCGAACTCAGACGGTCTAAAACGGGCCATTTTTTCAACCCCTTTCGTAAGGAATTAAAATGTTTGAATACATCTATGAAGGAACTCGACACACCGACACGTCGACCGACTACATGTCTAAGTTGGGTATGACGGATGAAGCGATAGAGTCAATACTGCAGCAGAGAGACTTTGAACTGTCGCGTAACTACCAACTAAGGTCTGATGCTTACAAAAGAGAATCGGATCCACTGTATATCGAGTGGCAGTTTGAACTTGAGTCTGGAAATTCTGCCTCTGATGATTACAAAAAGAAATGGATGGATAAAGTTGTTGAAATCAAGACGCGCTACCCGCTGCCTGATGGTTCCGCCTAACATTTCCCTGTAAGGGATCTCGAAATCGAAAAGGGGTAGCGTTGTGCTATCCCTTTTTTATTGGGTAGCACCATGACCGAGATTACTGAAAAGAACGACATTACCGATTTTTACCCCGTCGACGTGGCCTTTGGTGGTCACATCGTAGATGCATTGGCAGAGCTAGATCCGGAAAGCTGTCCGCATCATGTTCAAGCCTTTTTGCAGCGTGATACTAAGCAGCAGGTATTTCGTGGTGACTATGATTCACCAAAAGCCTTTATTCAGGCAATTCGCCAGTTCCAAAAGCAAACTGGCAGCGACGGAGAGCGCAAATTCAATGCGGCCAGACTGCCGCTTATCAACTACTACCGTCCTATTGGCTTTCGTAGTGCGTCCGCTGAATATGCGCAGTTCGTAGAGAGCGTCACCGGTTGGGACGATGCCCTGCTCAAAAAGACCAATATCAGTATCAGCTATCTTGAGCTGACCTACCGCATCGTGTTTATGGCCAATGATAAGGCGTCTGTAGAGCGTTTGGTGCTGGCGTGGCACATGCACATTGCTCGTCGCCGTGCTGGTGGCCATCGTTTCAACGTGACGTATTCACTGTTTGGCGAAGACATCGACTTACCGATCACCATAGAGGACTCTCAGACAATTGAGGCGAACAATTTAAGCCACAACTACGCTGACGGTCGTCTGTATGCCGTGGACGTTGAGCACAAGGTCAATGCGCCTATCTTGTATGGAAAAGGTGTGGGCCATATCAGTCCGATCCGTTGGAAGATTGAGTTCAGACCGCTTGAAGAGGTGTTCTCGTGAGTCGTCATGAGCACCAGTTGGTCCAGTCCATCGTCTATCACGGCGATCAACGTGAAGAACTGGACCTGTCCTTTTTGCTTGAAGCGACGTTCGTTGAAACCACCACGTTAGACGGGCCAAAGCTCATTATCGAATACGACGATAAAGAGCAGTACCTGCGTGATGATTTGGCGATTAAGGAAAAAGCTGTGTTTACCGTGGTGTTGTCCGATCCTGTCAATCAGGATGCACTCAACTGGGAAACGCAATGGATAGTCATGACGATGCCGGTCAGTGAAGGTGGTGCCATCACGTTTAATCTGCTTTTAAAGTCGCTCCATGACCTAAAGCAGCCGTCGCCCAGTGCCCTTTGCTTCGTCAAAGAGCCAGTCAGCAAGGTGTTGCGCCAACTGGCCCCAGACATGCCGCTCGATGTCGGTACGTTCCCTATCCGGTTGGACTTTCATTTGCTGCCGGCGCAGCGTCCATCACGCCTGATTAGGCAGATGGCAAAAGAGCTGGGCGCATTGGTGTTTATCCGTCGCGGCACGCTGGTATTTCGCACGCTCAAAGAGCTGCAGGAACGAGCGCCGACTTACTTGTATCACTACAACGACACGCGCCAGCAATACCAAATATCGCAATACACGACGCCCAATGACAGCTCACTGATTGAAGATCTAACTCAGCGCCGGTTTGTGGGGTGGGATGACAAAAAAGGCATGGTCTATTCCGGTAAACACTCGGCAGCGCCCATCGAGCATTCAGGCATAACCAGCCGGTTTGTGTTGGACAACCTCAGCAAGATCCCCATTCCGGTTCTGGACGCCTACATGTTTGGTAATGGTGGTCTCAGGGCAGGGGATGCGATCGAGATTATCTGGAACCGTTCAGATTTAGAAAGGCCAATAGATGAAAGCTTGCCAACGCTGGTGGTGATTGGTCTGGTGGCGCATAGCTACAAGGGTAAAAAGTATTACAACCGTATCAAAGGGATACTGGATAAACACTAACTAAGTATTTAAGGGGTATTCAATGGATAATCCAGCCGATCTCCTGCTCCAACGGCCAGAGCTAGAAGCTGTGGTGGTCAGCGTGCAGGACCCAGAGAAACAAATGCGCGTGCAAGTGCGCGTGTTTGGTGTGTTTGACGATGTGCCGGACGACAAGCTGCCGTGGGCAACGTATAAGCTGCCAGTCGGTGCCCGAGTCGGACAGGGTGACTTTACACCGGTTCAGACGGGCGATCTGGTGTGGGTGGATTTTCCTTATTACACCCATGGGCGAAAAGATACACGACGTCCACGGATCACAGGCTCAGTGCATCATAACCCTGACGGCATTCCGAACCTACCCCCTGAAGCATTTGAAGGCGAAGGTCGCTACCAGCACAAACGTAGCCACAAAGAACCCAAGCCATCGCCGCAGGGCTATCACGAAAGCAAGGTGTATATTCTTCACGGCATGATGTTCGAGGTGGAAAAGGACAGTGTGTATCGAGTAACCCACATGCCAACAGGGACAGCCTTTGAGTTTGATGCGCGTGGACATTCCATTTTGCACGTTGAAGGCGACAGCCATCACTCAACCACGGGCGATATGGAAAATCATGCCGGTGGCAACATCAACAATGAAGCAGGCGGCAACCTGACAGAAAAGATTGGGGGATACTGGCGGATAAATGTATCCGGCTCGGCGCATATTGATGCGAAAAGCATTCACCTCAACAAAGGAAAAGGCGTTGTTACCGGCGCGCACATTTGCTCTTTTACTGGTAAGCCTCATTCTGATTTTTCAACACAAGTGACGGCAGGTAAATAATGGCGCTCAGTGACAGTACTCTCAAAGGCATGATCAAATCCAACCTTGAAGGGTTTGGGTTTGTGGCCAACCAACACGGCAGGATGGATGAACTTGCAGAAGCCATAGCAAAAGCAGTTGTCGAGCACATTACCTCTTCCGGTGAAGTGATCGTGAAAGGCGGTGGTTCTTATGGCGGCGAAAAGGCAAAAATAGAGTAAATCCCATTGCTTTAAATTAAACATAATCTCGATATGTCAATAAGGGTGTAATTCTAAGAATTGCGCCCTTTTATTTTGTGCTTTCCCTACTTGCTAAAAATCGGTTGTGTAAATTAGAAGTGCCGACCGGCAAACCCCCGATAACTAAAATTTTTGTGTTGATGCTGGGTATCTCCCCCCTTGTTAGCCTCTTTGCTGAAAAACCATGCTTGAAGCACCAAAGCCGGTGCGCAAGTCCAATAAGGAAGAGACAATGGGAACTCCTAGCACAGAACAGGCGTACCGCGATCAGGTCGCTACAATCAACAACAACGCTTCGCAGCTTGCGCGACATATTATCGATCCGCAGATGGATAATGGTGAGATTATCACTGACAGTGCCGCTCGCAATGAAGCCATCATTCAAAGCCTCGACGGTTCAATCTTTGATAATGCCGGTGAAATGTCAAAGATGGTTGCAGGCTCTGCCGCCAACGCGGTCCGTCACTACCACTCAATGCATGGTGAAATGCCGTCAGCTGAGCTGATGTCGTCAATGCACAACAGTATTGAGAACATGCTGGATCCGAACACTGAAAACCCTCATCTACGCGCGATTCTCGATAGTGCCGGTGATGGTTCAATGAGTGCTTCTGAAGGCATCATTCAGCGTAACCGCATGGTTGCTCTGGTTGTACCGGTGCAGCTGATGATGATCACCAACGACATGGTGACGCACATTCCGGCGAACTATAACAAGTCTGAAATCTTCCGCATTAACCGTGTGGCCGGCTCAACGTTTGGCGACCTAAGCGAAGGCGATTTGATTGACGTCGATTTCAACGGTCAGTATGCGTCCATGGACCAACGCCACGAAATCGGCAGCGGTGACGGCACAGCCGTTGATTTCAGCTTCGATATCGCTGCTAAAGCGAAGGCAATGCCGTTTGTGAAAGGCAAGGTCCGTATTCTGGTTGATCGTATGCCTGTCGGCGGTGATGACGGTAAAGGCGGCATCTTCGGGAAATTCACTGACGCAGACGGTGACACGGTAACATTTACCGGTACGGTGAATTATCAAGTTGGTCAGCTTGCGGTGAAGTTCTCAAAAGCACCGAAGACCGGCATCGAGATCCATACCATTGCAGACATCTCCATTGAGAAAGACCCGTCTCTGATCCCGACCGTTGAGCACGAAATGGTGAGCTACGAGCTGTTCCCGCACGAATCTGCGCTGGTTAGCTCTAACTCTATTCAGTCTCAGTTCACTGGTAAGCGCGAATACAACATTGATATCGCAGGTATGCAGCTGGCAACCGCTCGTAACTTGATGGCAGCGGACAAAGACCGCAAACGCCTGAACGATATCTACTTCTACGCGAAAGGCGAGAAGACATTCGACCTGACGATTCCGTCTGGCCTGTCTTACCGTCAGCACTACGAAATGATCCAAACCACGTTGTTGGCAATTTCTACCGAGCTGATGAACCGCACCAAGCGTAGCGGTCTGGTGGGTGTTGTTGCTGGCCGTGAAGCGTCTCGCGTTCTGAAATCGCTGGGTGCGCCGCACATGGTATACGCACCGAACTACCGCCAACTACCACAGCCGCACTATGTGGGTACCGTGTTTGGCTACAAGTTCAAAGAAGACCCGCACATGGCGGACCCATGGCGCGTGCTGTGTTACGCCAAAGGCCGTGAGCACGGTGATGCTGGTTATGTGGCGGGTGATGCGATTTCAGCGATCAACTACGCACACAGCATCGGTCGTAACCTGAAGCACGAAAACACGCTCTACGAGCTGGCTTATCGTGATCTCCACCCGCACAACGGGCGCGATTGGTTCATGTGGTTGCGCTTCACGCCTCAGTAATCGCACTGGTTTCACTGGGTGCCGCTTCATTGCGGCGCCCACGTCACTTAACTAAGTAGGAATTTGTCTATGGCAACCACAAAAACAAGCACCCGCACTACCCGTAAACCGGCAACAAACAACAAAACCACTGAGACCACTGACGACAAGTCAACTGGTACAGATGAAACGGTTGTCACTGGCGAAGCTGGATCGGCAGGTGCAGGTGATGCCGGCGCTGGCGATACGAATACCGGTACTGGCACCGAAGGGGCCGGAGAAGAAGGCTCAGAGTCTGGCGATACATCTACAGGTGCCGACGGTGACAATGCCGGTGCAGAAGGTAGTGAATCAACAGGCGCCACTGATACCGGCGCTGGCGACGTACCAGAGGGTGATGATTCTGCCCTTGAAGTGCTAATGACCAATAACAGCGTTTCTGGTCACGAAATTTTGCGTGCTGACGGCAGCATTTTAGCTATCAACGGGCACTGCAAAGATTTATCCATCACGACAAACAAAGAAGAGCTGATCGCTATTCAGTCCGCTCTTGCTGATAAGCCGTGGGTGGAAATCAAACTTAAAGCGGAGTAATTCAGCATGTCTGGAATGATCAGCCAATTTATTACCGAGGCAGCCGGCATTGCCGTTCTGCCGCCCATTGATAACAACTACACCACAGGTGGCGGTGACGTCGCTGTTGGTGCTTGTGTTGTTATCGCGTCAAAAGGCCCCGTTGGGAAAATCATCACAGCCACTGCAGATGACTGGGAAGATCTACTGGGCCGTCCTATGCCAATGAACCAAGGCACGAAAGCCGAAGGTTTACGCCACCTTAAAGACGCACTGGATTCGCTGCAATACTGCCACGTCGTGCGCGTTGTCGCTGATGATGCGAAATACCCATCTATCGCGCTACCTGTTGCTGATGGTGCGGCGGTGAAATCGTCACACAGCTACGGCACGACATTGAGCCTGTCTGCCGGTCACTGGCTGTCGGTTTACCCTGTTGACGGCGATCCATCCACTAAGCGCCGTATGGTGATCAGCGACGTCGATACGGATGCAGAGCGTTTCACCCTGTCTTTCCAAGAGCAAGTCAGCGGCGAATGGCAAACCCTGCAAGGTGAAAGCTTTGTGGTGGGCGTGAACGTTGATGATGTCGACGACTCTGGCCTTACTGCCTACCTGCCGAATGTGCTGGAAGAGCGCTCAGCGCGGTTCCGTGCAGAAATCGCAGCAACGGTCGACTTTGCCGTTGTGAAAGCCTGCGAAGAAGCCTTTGAAGGCGGTACCAATGGCGGCGAGCCAACGCTGGATAACTGGAAGGATGCTTGGGATCTACTCAAGACAGACGACATCGACTTTAACCTTTGTTTTGCTGCCGGTAACTACGACCCGTCCGCGATTGCTCACATGATCACCATCGCTGATGGTCGTCTGGCGCAATTCCGTTTTGATGTGCCGCCATGGTTAACCGAAGTGGCCGCAAAACAGTGGTTGGAAGATGCCAACCTTGAGTCTTATCAGGCGTCTTGTTTCCACTATCCCTACAAAGCGACCGACGAATGGTACGGCGGTAAGAGTGTCTGGGGCTTGTCTGGTGGTGCTACTGCAGCGAAAGCGAAGTGTTTTGCCCAGCCAACCGGTCATGCCGCTGTTAAAGGGGCGCACTATACCGCTGCCGGTGAAAAGCGCGGCCTTGTGAATCGTCGTGGTATCGAGCCGCTACACCTGACTGGCAAGCTGCAGCCGACAGAATTGGTGAAAGCACGTATTAACCCTGTCGCCAAAGGCAAGGTGATCAATGACTGTCTGAATATCTGGCGCAAGAACAACTACCTGCGTTTTGAGCACACAACAGCCATTCTCAATGACCTGTGTCATGAGTTCCTGCAAGCAGCTGCCGTGGTCCAGTTTGAGCCTGATGGGTTTGTGCTGGAAAACCTGCAGGACCTTGCAGACAAGATCTGTAAGAAGCGCTTTGAAGCCGGTGCGTTCGTTGAGCCTCGCAATCCGAACAAAGACGGCAAAAACCCTTACCGTATCACGCTGAAGCAAGTCGAGCTGGACTACTGGCACATTGAAGTCGCTTATGCTCAAACCGGCGTGGCGCGTCGTATCGCAATTCAACCTCGCCTGATGGCGTAATGGAGTAAAAATGTACGGAACAGGTTATCCATTTGGTGGTTCTGATCCTGTGTTCGATGCAGCTGGCTTTGCGCCAGCTGCTAAAAAACCTGAGAGCAACGAATACACCATTCCAGAGCAAATTCTGGATGATGCCAGCAACGATCTGGGCGAAAAACAGATCCGAGCGAATGCTATGGCCGCTGCGCTGACATGGTTGGAAGACAATGATGCCAGCTATTCAAACTTTGAAGCTATTGTTGCCGGTCTCGCTGATTTGGACGAAGACGGTGAAGTCACAGAGCCTGAAGAAGATCTATTCAACGAGATCTTAACCATGGGCGCAGACTCGCTGGTGGAGCTGGGCGCCAATGCTGCCAATGTTCAGGGCTTCATTGATGATGAAAGCGAAGAGGCGGGTGAGAAGCTGCATACCTACCTCAACGATAAGCTGGCAGACAATGAAAAGTCTGATGACGAGCTGATCACTGAATATGCAGTGAAAGCCAAATTAGTGCTTGATGCGACTCAGCGCGTGGTCCGTAACGGTAAGGTGAAAGTCATTAAGAAGCCACTGAAGAAAAAACGTCTCTCTTCTGCGCAAAAAGCCGCGCTGAAGAAGGCGCGTCGTAAGGCGAATAACTCAGGGGCGCGACGTAAACGTGCCAAATCCATGAAATCCCGTCGTCAGCGTAACATGTAATGGCGAAGGTCTGGCAATCCACAGGGGCGCGGACCGTTGGCAACAACGATCCGAAAGTCAGCCAATACCTCAAGTGCTGGATAAAGCAGGGTAACACCTGCGTTGTCGGTGTGATTGGGGAAGGCACGGCAAAAGAGCTGAATGCCAACTGGAACAGCCCTTTTGAGGGCGACTCTGTGGGTTCCAAGTTCAGCAAAGCCGGTGGCGTGCTGCAGTCAGGCACGGTTACAGAGTCAACCAATGGCATGACATCAATCACGACCCTCTCAAGCCGTCAGGTCTGGGAGGGCAACCAACCCCACGCATTCCCGATAACGCTCTCGCTGTATGCGTTATCTGACCCAAAAGCCGAAGTCGAAGACGCCATTATGGAGTTAGAGCGCATGTTCTCTCCTGAAGCAAACGCGATTTCACCGGTCGGGAATCCGGTAGGGGATGGCAATGCGGTCGGTCGAGTACCGAGTTCTGTCATGGTCAACATCGGGCGCAATGTCGTGCTCAATGGTTGTGTGATTGAAAGTATGTCGGCCCCGCTGGACGGGCCTCGTAGCCGTGATGGATACCTGATGAAAGCTGACATTCAACTAATGATTCAATCTGAGGCAATGCTCAATCGTTCTCAGATCCCTTCAACTTACGGTTAATTGGAGCTAAACAATGGCTGTACCAAACGCAAAAGGGAACGTCGACTTACTGCGACAAGCCCACAAGAAAAACGTCGCGCTCGGTGAGCGTGCGGTCGCCTCGGATTTCATTGTCCGAATCGTAGAATATCCGGAAATTTCGGCACTGATCCGTACTTCTCAGCTGCCGGAAGAAAAGCGCGGTGAACCCGTTGAAGACTTCGGCCAGTACGGCCAAGGTTTCCGTCAGTACGGTGCCACTAAGCGTGATGGTGATATTGCGTGTCAAATCGTTGAAATCAAACGTGGTGACGTGATCAAGACCATTTCCAAAATCGTTGACAACAAAGAGTACGTCACGATTGAAATCGTGCTGCATGGTGAGGATATCGAAGAGAAGGGCTACCGACTTGAAGATACCATGATCGCAGCGGACCCATCGGATCTGGATGTTGAAAACCGTACTGGTACCGTGCGTGTGCCAGTGAACTTCCTGTACAACTGGTTTGAACGCATCGGAGGTTACGCAGGATGACCCCCAACGCCCTATTAGCTCGCGTCAAGGGACAGTTTATAACTCTTTACCATGACGAAGCAGATAAGCTCGAAGCGTTGCTTATTCAAGCGCTCAACGAGTATCAAGATAGGGCGGGTGTGATCCGGACAGTCACCGTGACACTGGACCAACAAAAAGCCGGCGGTATTGATGTACCGCCGCATTTCATGACCGTGGTAACGGCCAATGACGTTGATCAGGTCTGGCATGAAGTCACGGTAGAAGAAGACAAACTGAACATTGTGACCACGGAATACAGCGTGGCCCCGTTCAAAGTCCAATATCTGGAAGCGATCAGTCAATACGATTTAGACAATGATACGCTGCCGGCACACACCACAGGGATGCTGCAAAAGTATCTCAAAGTCCTTATCGACATCCCCAACACAGAGCGTGAGCAATACTCCCGCAGCGCTGCCGGCTTACCACTGGATGGAATGCCGCAATTGTCAGAGCTGTATGAGCGCAAACGCCAGTTAGAAGAAGAAATGGAAGAGTCGGGCAATATGCTGATGCCTTCCATGCTGCTTTAGGAGAGCGGCCATGCGCCACAATGATGTTTCAATCGGTACACCCTTATATTTCTACCAAATCACCCCAGAAGGGCCGCTGGTAGGCGAATGGCTCACTTGTGAAGTGACCGGCGAGCATGGGCAGGTTTGGCTGGTCAGTTACGAAGACAGGGTGTATGCCGTCGACAAGGCGACGTTAGTCAGTGAGCGAACGGCGTTTTACACCCAGAAAGCTCCTGAGAACGAGCCAAAGGGCCGCTATGCACTCTCTGAGTCATTACGCCAGTACTTTATGGCAAACCGTCACCACAGAATGCCCTATGACCTGATCCGTCAGATGTACGACTTGGTGAACGACCATGTGACAACGGGGGCGCCGGATGGCCGCTGATTTCAATCGTGAAAAGATGCTGGTTAAGAAAATGGTGCATACCTACTTCCAGCATCAATGGCAGTTCCGGTTGGAAATCGAAGAGCAACCGCTGGATTTTGAGATTTTCATCAAAGATGTCACCTACGGCCCTATTGAGCTGGAATACGAACCGGTGAAAGTTGGGGTAAACCAGCTGCAGTTCCCGACAGGGGTAATGCCAGTTTCTATCTCAATGACCGTCCGTGACCATGACGACGAACGGATCCATAAGTGGTTTGCCGAGTGGACCGCCAAAGTGGCCAATGGGGATGGCACCGTGAACCCGCCATTAAACCCAGACACCAAATGGATCAGGGATTGGAAAAAATACACCCTGATCCACAAAGGAACGGGCTTTGAAGAGGTGTTATCTGAAACCTATCCCGTTGCGCCGGTTCAGCTGGGGGATGTGACCCAGAGCTATACCGAGCATTCATTTAAAGAGTTCCCGCTGACCGTTATTCAATTTCGGAGTTAATCATGTTTGCACCGTTCTCATTACCCAGCAAACCTATCCAGCAAGTGCTTATTCGAGAAGCGACCACAGCAGAAACACTGGATTTCTGTGATGTACTGCCCGAGCACGAAGAGTCATTGACCACCAAGTTTTTGAACACGATTCAGGACAAAGAGAGCTTTACAGACTGTCAGCAGTGGACCGCTGAAGACCGCCGTCTGGCGCTGTTCTGGTACTGGATACATACCACGGATGACACCTTTGTTTCGCTGGATTATGAGTGCCCTCATTGCCAGGAAATGCACACCAATGAGTTTGACCTGCGCGATCTGGCCGAGGGCTACCAAGAAATCGAAGGGATGGCGAGTCGTGATCTGTCATTCGAAGGGCGAAAATTGGTGATATCGCCGCTCACTGGCAAGGATATGGAAGAGCTGGAAAACATGCGCCTTGCTTTGATGATGGAAAAAGAAGGTTCACCCGCCGCCACCCGTAAACAGGCTGAAATCCGTTTTCATAAGCTCAAAGCGGCCCTGTACATGGCAGATGATCATGAAGAGAAACCGTATAAACGTGAATCCAACCTAAACAACTGGCTACGCGAGTTACCGGAAACCAAGTACAAAGCCCTGCAGTCCCACGTCACTGCAGCGTTGGAGAGCATGACTCACGGCCTGCCAAGCAAAATCATGGGCGACGGTAAGATTATGTTGCGGTCGCCTCGTCACGTTTGCCCTACCATCAAGGCCAAAGAGAATAAGGAGGTGACAACTGAGTTGTTGCTTCCCTTTCGGGATTACAGCCGGATTCCGCGAGTATAGTAGCCGTTCTTGGGATGTCATGCTTAATGAGCTATCCCTTGATGCTGGTCAGCCGATAGACAGCCTGCTCTGCTCACCAAGAAGCCGTGTTTTGACCATGCACAAACGATACAGAAAGGCAGGGCAATCGTGACTATCAAAGAAACACAACAGGCAGAAATTGTCGTAGACCCAAAAACACTGTCACCTGAGCAACAGGTGACAGATGCAACCCAGCAAGAAGAGGATTATCAGCCTAAAATCCTCGCCATTCTTGATAAGATTGAGTCAAACACGTCTGCTCTGTTACGTCGGGAGCCATTGGCTGGTGGCTCAACGTTGGTTCAATCTTCTACGCATCAAAACAACACTGATTCAGTATCAAACAAGCATCATTCAAATACTCAACAAGTATTTAATGCAAGCAGTGAAGCTGCGCAACGTCCTGTATCACGTCAGGCAGAGAAAGTGCCTGAGTCTGGTCGCCCACATCAAGCATTGCCGGCCACACACAAAGCAACTGAGCGTGATTCTCAAGCATGGTCAGAACAAGCCAAGCATGGGCTTACTGAGCGCGTTCACGAGCAAAATAACACCCTCACATCGCGTAATAGTGATGTTTTTCGAGAAGTCCAAGCCAGCGACCATACGCAGCGCATCGGTGACAACGAAAGCCAGCAGCGAGAGAATGAGACTCAAGTCGTTATTGCAGGCGGTGAAAGCAAACCTCAAGAGACGGACAGCCAGCCAAGCAAAGCCCCTGAAGCTGGGGCGAAAGCCGCCCAACAGGTAGAGTCAAAAGGCAATCGTCAGGCTTCCGTTACGCCAGCGCTTGCTACGCCTGTTCAGAAAAAGGAACAGAAACCGCGCCATACTGCGCCGTCGGTATCGCCGGTAGCGGAGTCGAAGCCAACCACCGCACAAAAGCAGCGTGAAATTGAACGTTCCGAACCGCAAGCATCGACTCAACCAGTCGCCAGCACTGATAACCAGCCTCAAGATAATGCGCCTGATGATAAAGAAAGTGCCACTGCCAGCCAGCAGGCCCAAGAAGAGCAAAAAGAAAAGCGAGAACGCTCAGGCTTACTGAAAACGGTCGGGGACGTCTTCAAAAAGGCCACAGAAGAGCGCGAAGAACTGGAAGCGGGAGACACGGCCACGGATGCGGCAGGCTCAGCAATGGGCGGCTCCCTTTGGGAGGCGGCAAAAGAGGTCAAAGAGGCGACTGACGATGTAAAAAACAGCTCCCTCGGTCAAAAGGTCCTTGAGAAAGTCACAGGGAAGAACGCTGACGGCAATGAAGCAGACGGTCAGGCTCGTGATGATGCATCATCTAAAGAAGCCTTTGCGAAAGACAATCCCCACGGACCAGTCAGGGACGAGAAAGGGCGATTCATTAAGCGAGCTGAGGCTCAGGCCCTAAGACATCCCGCGCCACCGTTGGAAGTTGAGCAAAAAACAGATACCCATAAAACACTAAATGAGTATCAATATAATACCAAAAGCAAAGACGAATCCCGTCAAAGCGAGGACCATTCACGCGCTGTCGATGAGTCCAGTAATCGCAATCATACTGCCACTGTTCAAACTCAGCAGCCGGCCTCAGAGTTTGGGAATAAGCACCAGCAGATTGCCAGTCAGTCACACAATACTGACGACTCTCGGGAAGAGATTCGAGGCACTAGCCGCGAGCGGCAAGATAACCATCGCCAAACCGATCAAAGTAGTGACAGCCGTCCAATTGATACTTATAGGGTATTAGACAAACATCACAACAACACTCATAAGCAAAGCGAGTCTGAGCACCAATCCAGCACACTGGACAAAGATAACCAGCGTTCTGCCAAGACCAGTGCTCACCAAGCTGATAAAAACAGTGACAACCGGATTTCTGATACTCACAAAGCATTAGATAGGTATCAAAACAATACTCAAAAGAGCAGAGAAAGCCACACTCAAAAGCAAAGTGAATCAGACCGCCAAAGCCGTGAGGTCGGTACGCACAATCAAACCAGTGTCACGTCTGCCAATGTCGTCAGGGAGAGAGAGCAGACCCGCAGCAATGAAGCGATTGCAGATCGATTGGATGAGCAGTACGACCTCTCTCAAGACCAACACAAAGAGCTGATCAAGACCATCGACAAGAAAGAGTTCGGTGGTGAAGGTGGCGGCTCCCTCATGGACAGCGTGAGTGAGCTATCAGATATGTTTGGGGGTGGTGATAGCAAAGAGAAGGGTGGTGGTAAGAGACGTCGAGGCCGAGGTCGGAAAGGGCGTTTAGGCTCTCTAATTGACCGTTTTAAAGGCAGTAAGGGCGCTGCAGGTAATGCATCGGCTCTAAAAGGCGCACCAACCACCAGACTCGGGCGTGTCGCTCAGGGTGTGAAGAATGCAACGGGAACGTTAGCCAATTCCGGTGTGGGCAAAGCCGCTGGTGGCGCTCTGAAAACCGTGGGTTCTGTTGCCAGTCGTGCCGCAGCCCCTGTCGCCGCACTGGCAACTGGGTACTTCAAATACAATGAGGTGAAAGATAGAGAAGATCTGACCGGTTCACAAAAAGCGGTCCAAGTCGGGGCCACCACAGCAGGCTCCCTTGGTGGCGCCAGTGCCGGCGCGGCCATGGGTGCCGCTATGGGTTCTGTGGTTCCTGTTGTTGGTACTCTGGTGGGCGGTTTGCTGGGGGCTGCAGTGGGTGGCTGGCTTGGCAGTAAGGGGGGTGACATTGTTGGTGAGGCGATCAGTGACAAGATGGAAGGCACTGACGGCAAAACACGCGCAGAGCGAGAAGCCGAAACTCTTCAGTCTACTACTGAGTCGAGTGAATCCGTTACAACCAACGGTGATAAGTCGGAGCTGTCGGCGAAAAATGCCGAATCCGCACAGGTGGTAGCAACCAGTCGTACAGAATCTAGCGCTCAAGAGACTGGCGCCGTTCACACCTTGCAAGCCTCTGAGGCAGCAGTCATGCCTGAGCAGTTAAAGGCACCTCTACCTGAGATTAGCCCTTCCAAAGCGGCAATGAGTCAGACCAACAACAAGGAAACCCATACCGAGAAAACGGAAACCGTCGCCAAGATTGATGAGAAGAAACTGGGTAAAGCGATTGTCGATGCAATGAGTAAAGCTCAGCAACAAAGCGGTGTTAGTGCGTCCGCTTCCGGCCCTCGCTATGCTGCTTCTCAGTCAAAGTCGGCATCGGTTCCCGCACCAATTAAAACCGAGTTCGAAGATAAAACGCTCGTGTTGATGGCACATGACAGGATTTAACAATGGAAGAGCTTAATCACCTACTCAACGTTGACAGCACAGGTCTTGCCGTCGCATACGATGGCAAAGCCATGAACAACAACATAGAAGAGTGGTTTGAAAATCCAGAGCACACCATTGCGGATAACCCCGCTTGGGGGCACAACTTAGCGCCGTTTCAGTTTTGTGCGCAAACAGAAGACGACGCAGTGATGATGGAAATGGCGATCGTGGAAAAGTTACCCCGTGACGTTCAAGGCGTCGTTATCAAGGGGATCCGTGTGACCTTCCCAGACATCGATCTTTGCCGCATTGTCATTATCCATCAATACGGCCTGTACGATAATCCCAACATTCCACTGAGGTAGCCAATGAGCAATCTTGACAACAAGGCAGAAGCACGCGCTTCATTTACCGACATCATTCGCAAAAAGCCGGTATTAGAGCCATTGGCTGACAGTCAGGTCATGCAGGGCGTCAATACCTTTCAAAACCTCGCTTTGGAATACGCGCTGCACAAGTTGGAGCGAGCAAGGCAGGAAGGGTACCTGAGCACGGCATACAACCGCAGCTCGATACTGGCGCTCGCAGAAGACCGTCAGTATATCCCACGAAAAGCCGCCCCCAGTCGCGGCCAGATCCGGATCCGGAATAAGCAAAACCGTGACCGAAGCGTCATGGCTTATTTTCCTATTGTCTCGGAAGATCAGGTTTACTACATGGTCAATGAGAGTGTGCGTGTGGCCGCTGGTGGCGAAGTGGTGGTGGATGGCTGTCAGGTCAAACGTCACGAGCTATCGTTTGTGGTTGAAAAAGAGCAGCCTTTCCTTGAATTTGAGTTTGGGCGAGCCATTAGTGTCAATTTGCATAAATTCAGAGTGTTTGTGGATATGGGTTCCGGCGCTGAAGAATGGTACCCAACGAACCGGTTCCGTAATGCACGCGCGGATAAAGTCTTTGATGAGTTTTACTCACACACTGATCAGGTCGGGATCCGATTTGGTAACAACATCTTTGGCCTTGTGCCAAGCAAAGGGGCGCAGATCACGGTTGAGCTGTGGTTGACTGAAGGTGACACCAAGCTGATGCCCAATCAGCCTCTGACGCCTGTCGATGATAATGCCGAAGACATCGAGTTTGAGACCGCTTCTGTCTTTACAGGCGGCGCAGCCAGAGAGGAAACCGACGAGCTTCGCCGTAACGCTCTGTATTACCCGCTCTATGATGATAACCACGTTTGGGATGATGACTACCTGTTCTTTATCAAGCAGCACTTCCCCGAGGTGATATGGGGCAATGTGTGGGGAGAGGCCGAGCAAGAAGAAATGGACGGCGAACTGAAGCTTGAGAACGTCAACAAGATCTTTCTTTGCGTCTACGCGCCGGATAACCCAAGTATCGGCAGTGAAATTCAGGCGTACATGCAAAAAAACATCCCTCAGTTTAACCGTCGGTACCACAACGTGCCGGTGGACGAGCAAGCATTCACAGCCAAAATTACCGGCAAGCTTCTACGCAGTATTACACTGACTGATGCTAAGAAGCTGATCAGCGATACGCTGTGGAACAATTACGGCAAAGATGCCAGCAGACGCAAAGCGAAGGCGCTAAAGCGCGACCTCTATCGCCTGATGAACGGACTCAACATCTTTGAGAGCGAAGATGATATTGAGATTGAAATTATCGGCCAATCGGAGCCGGAAAACCTCAAGCAAATGATATACATCGATCTTGATGCCACCATGAGCCTGCTCGATGTCGACTATACAAATAACGCAAGGTTAAGTATTTACTAAGTATTAAAAACACACCTAATAAATACCCGTCTTAGGTAAAAAATCTTTTTGTCGTGGCGGGTGCTCACCTGAAACCGTACTCTCATTCAAGATTTTGAGTGAGGTTTTCCCGTGGCTGAAAAATGGTTAGTTGAGCGTCTGACAAAGAGCAAACAAGGCTCTCCCCAATGGGTAGCGCTGGCTGAGGCATTGGAAGAATACTGGGATACCCACTTTTTCAATGAGCTTCAAACCTTTGAAGACAGCAAGAACATATTTACCGCCAGTGAGGATCACCTCAATCAAAAGATTGCCGAGTTTGGCGATTACTTTGATACAGCCCTGCCGATCGACGAATCCGGCAAGCGCCTCTCTATCTCATGGCAACGAGACAACATCCACGAAAAAGACACCATCGTTCCATTCGTCAACGCATTGCGCGTTAACTTCGCAGGTTTGGGTGTGACGTGGGAGCCGCTGTACTCCAATAAGAGCCTGCCTTATGCCCGAGATAATCTGTTCACTGAGCAAGAGGTCCAGATCAAGAAATGGGATCTCAATGATTTCTGGATGACCTCTCGCGGCAAAATCGCCGTCGACTTAACGCACCTGCACAAGCTGGGAATGGCAAAAGAAACCTTTATTGCCATTGCTAAACGAGAGATTGAGCGCCTGAGACCGGCTCACATCGTGTATGACGGTGAGCTTTTCATTCTGACCATCAACTTTGACTATGCGCCGCAAAGCTACCATGTCGAGCGACAAACGATTGGAGAAAAAGGTGGCAGCATGGTTTATCGCCTCACTGCCTCATTTGACGACCGTCCCGCTGACGTGCCTTGGCTGGATGACAGCCCTCTGTATGTGGAGCACCGAAGAGGCACCACAACGAGCGAAGCGGATTTTGTTATTGGTGGTATGTCGTGGTCTCTCGACCTGTTTGTCGATCTGGGTGGTCGTCGTGTGCCGTTGGCCGGAAAGGAAGGCGACATCATCAATGCCCTGCAGGAAATATCCAGCATCGAGCGTTACATTCCTGTTCAACATGCCGACCTACCACTGTCGGGCGCCTCGTTGACCGCGACCCGCTATCCTTGCCTGAATTTCAGTATGCATTATCACTTTGATGTGGTACCCGCAGACAGTATTCAGACCGACGCGAATGAGCCTATCCACGGGCAAAGTCGCACAACCGTAAAACCAACGGCGATCAGTTACCGGCTGGGCGCGGATTGGTCACTTGACCTATTTTTGGTTACGCCGTCAGGCTCAGTCCCGCTTGCGGGGAAAGAAGGCGAGTCGCTGCCACCAATGAGGCAGCACCGAACGCAACATCGAGCGTTTGAAGCAAAGGTTAATCCGGCCAGTCAGTTGGTGATCAAACAAAAGCAGTCATACCAAGCCATTGATTACAGCGCGGGTTCCGGTCAGAGCCACGTCATATCAAAAGCGCCATGGATGAGTTATCAGCTGGGTGCAGATTGGTCTCTGGACCTGTTTGTCACGACGCCTTATGGAACGGCGGCCATTGCCGGCAAAGAGGGCGACACCTTACCACCAACACGCCACCACAGGCTCAAGCTGCGCACATTTACAACGCAAGTTGAGCCGATGAGCAATACCCATTTCAAACAAACGCAATCATTTTGCCCTGTGTTCTACAGTGCTCAAGTTGATTGCATTGTTCGAGAGTTTCCGTCTCAGCCTTATGAGCTAAACCAACCGGCTGAGATTAATCAAAATCCGTGGCTGGGATTTGACGAGATCCCAGCTGACTTTGCACCGTTAGACACACCACTTTGGAAATAGCGCTATGTCAACAAATCAACCATGGCAGATTGCAGAGCTACTGCCTCGTTTTTACGAAAAAAACGCTCTCTCAATTGCAGGACTGGCAAGCCAGTTCAAGATCGTAAAATTTAAATTCGGTCATGACCCGTTGCTGGTGGACGACAGTCAAACCCCGCCGGCCTTATCACCGTTCGATCCGGCAGGGACCGACATTAAAAACGTTTTCTACGAAGGTACCATCAATCCTTCCGAAGACGTGGTTTGGGCGAATGGCCGCTTGCTGTTCCGCTGCATCATGCCTGAAAACACATTGTCTGAGCCGAAACAGTACAGCCAAACCGGCCTATACGACGCAGACGGCGACTTAGTGGCAGTCAGTATTGATTTGCCAGACTGGGTGACACCGGAAGAAGGCATCAACACGCACCCATACGTTAACTTCCCAATTTCCGGAGAGTAATGGATGAACACATACCCACAACAACCGTTGGATGATCTGAGAGTAGACACGGCATGGCGTGAAAACTACTCTGGGGCATCCATGAACCAGAAGCTGCACGGCCTTTTGCCGAAAGGGGTGTACTCAGGCTTTGCGGTCAAACCAAAATCGGGACTCACCGTTGAGGTCTCAGGTGACGATCAGAACATTGCGGTACTGGAAGTCGGCACGTATTCACTGACGGCCAGAATGCCAAGCAATGTGACCAAGCAGGTCACGCTCACTGCCGGCAAAACGCAGTATGTCGTGCTGGAAGCGCAATACGCAATGCATCAAGCCTCAACGATTGGTGTTTATGTGCGAGACACTGTGCCAAGTAACGCCATTATGCTGGCCAAAGTGACACTGCCAGCTGGCGCCACGTCGGTTCCTGCAGACAGTATTGAGCTGGCCTTGCCGTCTAAACCTGTCACCGCTGCCGATTATGCCGAACTGGCCGCTTACACCATCGACAACGGTCGTCGAACCTTGGAGCTTCAAGAAGAGCTGAACCAGCTCAAGAAGACGCTGGGGCTATAATTATTACTCCCTCACGCCTTGAGGGAGTAAATTTTCCTGTTGATGCGATCCCACCACCCGCGCTCTACCATCGAACTGTTAACAACACAATCACAGTGTGGAGCGTTCCCGTGAGTTACTTATCTTTCGATTATGCCCAATTCAACGAAAAGGGCCTGAAGAAAGTCATTGACGAATTTAAGCGTCAAGATCTTCAGGTCACAAGTGTTGAGGCGGACAACAAAGCCAAACGACAGTCTGGTGTTCAGACTAAAAAAGCCACCCTTCATTTTGCTGATGGCCAGAAGCTCATGCTTCAAGCGACTGCGCAAGGGGCCATCTTCCAAGTTCGCCTTAATACGCGAGTCATTCCGATCAAGCATGTTGACGATCTCAAAAAAGCCGTGGCCGAGATCGCCGGCAAAGTCAGTGCAAACAGTAAGCAGTTTCAGAAAACTCTGAAAAAACGAGCATCCAGAGCCAGCAGCGCCAGCAAGGACTCAACCAGCCGCGCCAAAACCTCGCTGAAGGCTCAAATTGCACTCGCTAAATCGGATAACCAAGAGCTGGAAAGCTCTGTTCAGGAAAAGCGTCAGCAAAAACAGACGCTGGAAGAAGCTCTGCCAGTTAAAGAGCAGCGAAAATCCGATATCAGTGCACAGATCACCCAAGAATACTCAGTTTCCGAGCAGCTGGAAGCCGAGCTTAAACAATTAGAGGAGCAGACCTCATGAACCCAGCGAACGGATTAAAAATTTATGCAATGCCAGACCCGCTGGCAAAAGGCTTTACGCGATCTCAAATCAAAGAGGCCATGTATCAGTTAACGGCAGATCCTGAGCAAGAAGCACTGATGCTGGAAGCTGAGCCGTTCGCAGTTATGGATACAGCCTATGTCGAAGGCGTGCGAGTGGAAGCGCACGATGGCTTTATTCTGGATGCGGTCACAACCAGTTATGCGACGTTCCCGCGCACAATGAAGGCCCTTGCGCGTGCGCTAAATCGCTCTTTGTCCAGCAGCAACATTACCGTAACCGATCATGAGGTTGGAGAGCCGAAGAAAAACAACCTCTTTGCAACGGTGGCCGCGCAATTCATCCTCAGCGACGGTCAGGCCGTCAGTGTGGTGTTTCATGCCCCAGATGAAGATCCCAAAGTGTTCAAGCCTGATGATGTCGTGATTGCGTTTCGCTGGCTGCTCAATAAGCGCGACATTACCCAAGTCGTGGCTCCTGAAATGAACAAAGGGAAGATGCGCGAAGTCTCTCTGTCGACGATCGGTAAACGCATTGGCAATATTGCCGCTGCCAACTCAGAAGCCTTTCAGGCCAAGCAAAAAGAAGTGACGGAATCGCGCAATGAGTTAGCCAGCCTGCAGGAATCGTCCAACGCTTTACTGGATGAACTCAATACACTCACGACAGAAGTCGCGCAACTGGAAGGCCGAGACAAAGAACTTGAGCACATGGTCACAGTGAAGTCAGACGAGCTGGCCGAGCGCCAACGCTACAACGATAGCCTGCGTGAGAAGATTGCCGCTCTGAAAGCAGCACAACCAGAGCCTGAACCATCACCCGAGCCATCACAAGGCGAAGGAGAGCCTCAACTAGAAGAAAATGCGGCCTTAGAGCGCTTTAGACTGGTCGAACCTTCATTATTTAAGGATGTCGTGGCATCAATCAGCACCATTGCAGCTATTGACCGAGGTGAAGAGAAAGGGTTAACTCGCTCACTCTTTGTAAGTTCGATTGTTAACAAGTTAAAAACTCGACATAACAATGGGCAATCCGAAGTTGTTGATGCTGCACTGGATTTTATCTCTGAAGCGCAAAAGTCTCTCGATAAGCCGATCATTTCCGCTCGAAATGGGGTTTGGTCTTTACATAGCAATGCCGCTGGCAGTAAGGAAGAGAAGGATGAGAATGCCGCACCGGATGCGCCAGAAACACCATCAGCGCCTGAAGATACGCCGACAGAGACGCCAGACACACCGGATGAGTCCCAAAAAGGGGAAAATGACGACATGAATGAACAATCTGTAGGTGATAAGCCCCAAGCGGTACTAACATTAGAAAATATCGTCAATGGTGTACATGATGATGTTGCTGCAGATGATGTGCTTGAAATGATAGAAGAAGCCAGCGAAGAGTTAGAAAAACTGGGGCTGGTGGAAGAATACGATGCCCTGATAGGCTCAGCGGTAGAGAAATACGCAGAGCTTGATGAAAAGCAGGAGTAATAAGCATGTTGTCTGGTGTAGAAAAGCTCAAGCTGGCAAAGGAGATACGCCAGCTAAGAGCGCAAATTAAAAGCGCATCAATAAAAGGGATTGAGAAGTTGAAAATTGCCAAGCAAATAAAGGCAATTCGCGCTCAAATTGTGGGTGGTGCTCAAAAGCTCGCTTCTCGGCTTGATGAACTCATAGGGGGTAAGTTTGATCACCTAGAGCCTGTCAAGTTTATCGCTATTGTGCGTGAAATTTCCGAAGAGTCGGGCGAATTTGAGTCCGTTAAGCAACCAGTAATTAACTATGTCGAAAAAAGACTCCCAGCCTAAAAAGAAGGCAGTCATTTCCGCCATGCAAGCGTCCAGTGAGATTGACGGCCTGAGCGCCGTCTTTCTTGCGGCCTTTGGGGAAGTGATCAGTGCCCAGACGCACCAAGCGAAGGCACTAAAACAAAAATTAATCGACACCGACGATGACTTAGAGAAATTCCAAGTGTGGCGGGACATTGTTTCGCTGCAAGTTGAATTGAGCCGGTATAACGACAACCGGTTGGAAACCATTTCAGAGCAGGGCGCCGACCTTAACAGCTTGCGACAAGCCTATATTGTCCCTGACGATCTTGATGAAAGACAGCGCCAGTTTTGGCAACAAAGCGGCGAAAGCTTCTTGAAAGCGGTGATTTCTCCTGAGAAGGCGCAATCACTCAAAGATGTCGCGCACAGCATCAATGAGCTATTGCGCAGCAATCCTGACATCAATGAAAAAATTGAACGTCTCGAAAGTGAGTACATTTCGCCACTGGCTGAAAAGGCCAGAGGGGTGATCGGTCAAATTACAGAAAAAGGGCAAAGCGAAGCCCTGATGTCCGAATTCGAAATGATCCGCTCAGCCATTGAGTCTGCACACCGGACCCAAATTGATCCAGTTCTCATGGCGTCCAGTGGTGAGCTGGACCAAGCTGCCAAAGCGCAGCTGCAGTCTCTGCAAGAGCAAAAGAAACGTATTGGCACTGAACTTATGTCCAATGTCTATGACGCGCTGATTGAGCGCTCAAGCGTTTCTCAGGAAGAAGCGGACCTATGGGCGTCAAAGCAGGAGATCAGCGCCTCAGCGGTGGCGAGAATGCGCAAATCAGGCTATCCCGAGTCTGAGGTGCGCCGTGATATGGCAACCTACTACCGATTGATCAGCGGACGGCTCGACAATGTTCGCCTTGTCACTACCGGCAGTAAGCGTGCCAGCGCAATTATTAATACGGCCACAATAGATATCGACCATGACTTTGACCGGCGCACGCTCTTTCATGAAATGAGCCATTTGCTCGAAGCGGATGAGTCCGTCAAGCTGGCAAACCAACGCTTTATCCAAAAACGTGCCTCGGGTACCCCACAGCGATTGAGCGAACTCACCAATAACCGCTCCTACAAAAGCGACGAGGTGGCGATCCCCGACAACTTCTACTCACCGTATGTCGGCAAGGTGTATGCGAGCGGGGCTACCGAAGTGGCGTCTATGGGTATTCAGCAATTTTCATCACTGGAAAGCATGTACGCCCTGTATGACAGCGACGAGGAAATGTTCACGCTTATGGTGGGCATGATGACAGGCGTTAACGACACTTTGATACAGCGCCAGAAAAAGCAGCTCGAAAGACAGGTCCATGGTGATGCTTTTGGTACTGCCGTTAAGAAGATTGTGGACAAGCTATCATGGCACGACGGCCATCGAATGAGTTCAGATGAAGCATGGCAGCAAGCACTCACAGGGAAGGGGAAAACCAATGCTCACAATAAGAAATGGGGATGGAAGCGCACCCTTGGAAGTTGCGAGCTGTTCCCTGCAAAAGCCCCGCGCCAGCGAAAGCAAATATATGGTGTAACCGTGGCTGGTGGTGACGACACACAACCGAAGCGGCACTTTTTCAGAGAGAAATTGCAGGCAGAGATTTTCGTGTATCTTCACGAACTGTCAGCCAGAGATATTAAGCCGTTACCTCAAAGCGCCTTTTATCTTGCCTGCAACAACCAAGCACCAGATTGGTATCAAGTCGATACTGAATTACCACTTATCTAGTATCTATTCCGGCTCCTTGCCTGAGGCTTGGAGCCGGTTTAATGCTCACTCGCACCCAAGCACCCTCGACATGCCCTCAACTATGCTCAGCCGGATCCGAGCCAATGAAAGCTCACGTTTAGCCTGCGCCAGTCCTTCCTCAGCCATTTCCTTGGCTGATGATGACACTTTGGCCTCACTGTGCAGCACGGGGAGGTCTTTCTCGGTGAAAAATTCCAATACATGCGGCTGAAAAAGCTCAACCGGTGGCGTGGAGTAGCCCTGATGCACCGCTCGTTCGTAAATTCGCTCGAACTTGGGGTTCTAGGGATTTTCCCCTCTAAAAAGACATAATCCTCTGTAGACCACACCAATAAATGGCTGCGGAGGTGGGTTACTACTTATAAGTGTGGCAAATTAGGTAAATATCGTACATTTAATACGGAACAGCCCTGATATGGCCATCAAAAACGAAATTACTATTCTCACGAGAGCAGAACAGGCAAATCTTTATTCCCCACCCATTTTTTCAATCGAAGAACAACGTCTGTACTTTTCTCTGAACGATGCGGAATTGGCAGTTTTTCGGTCAATTCGTCTCAGAGCTCATAGATGTTACTTTGTCGCGATTTTGGGATACTTCAAATCAAAGCCCGTCATCCTAGATATCGCTTACTCGCAGGTTTCTAAGGATTTAATGTTCATCAGTAAAGAGCTGCTTGGCGGCAAGGGGCTCAGACCATTCACTCCCTCACAAAAACAAAAAGATCGACTCTACGCAAAAGTATTAGACCTTGCTGGTTATCACAAATGGGACGAAAGTCAGCACTTCAATTCTCTTTTCGACCACCTTGTTCAGGTGGGCAATGCCTGGCTGGAGCCGCGTTACCTCTTTGATACTGCTATTGAATTCCTAACCAGTCACAGCATTGCTATCCCTAGGTACACCGTACTCCAGAGACTGATAAGCAGAGCGATGCAGCAGGTCAGAAAAGACCTGGCGCACCAACTTAATCAACTCACCAGTCCTGAACTTCACGTCTTTCTGGACAGCATAACAGCCATTGATGACGGACTAAGCCTGAACCAGCTCAGAGGCGGTGCAAAAAGTCTGACCGTACCTGAACTTAAAAAAGAGCTTGCCCTTTATCATCAGTTAGCGCCATGGCGCACGCAAATCAATGGCGTTATCGATGGGCTTAATCTGTCTCTTAAAAATCGACAACACTTCGGTGAGCTCATCAACTATTACGGCAGTAAACTCAAAC